GTAAGCCACAGAGTTGTTTGCCAACGCTCTTTGACCGTTGTTGTTCCACCACTCTCCTGCTTTTGCGTGAGCCATTTGGTCATCGTTCAAGTTAGATAAACTGATCAGTGCAGATCTACGTACCCCACCTACAACAACGACCTCTCCAACTTTGCACATAATATCGTGACATTCTACTGGAAATAACTTTCTTCCCTTTGCACCCTTGAATTTATCGATAGTGAACTTAAATAAGTTAACAAGAGGATCAGGTCCTGATGCTCTCCCACCCATAATCTTCAGCTTTGCACCTGCAGGGCGTATCTTAGATACATCCCAAGAAGGTATCATTCCTGAATAGAGTAAAGCCACAAGCTCACGAAATGCTTTTGCCCACCCTGCTTTACTATCATCCACAACAATCACTACATCAGACTCTTGCATGTTTTCGCTAATGATAGGTAGCTTATCAACGTTCTCTCGTTCAACGCTAAAACCTACACCAGTGCCACACATAAGAATGTACATAGCTTCATCGAAAGATCGTGGACTATCTACTGGCAGATAACTACAGTTGTAACCACAAACGTTATCTCGCTTTAGTGCAGGTCCTGCAGTCATCAATGCTCTCATGGATGGCATGACGCTTAGATTAGTTATGTATTCTTCTATAGCGTGCTTATCACCTTTTTTCATTTTGTAGTTGTGCTTTTCTAACAAAGCTTCTTCCATAAAATCTACATACCTAGAAACTGTTTCACCCCAGTTCTCTCTTCTTCCCTCTTCTTCGAGCCAACGAGCATATCTAGATTTGTGTATGAACTCTTGATAGGATGTTGGTAACATGTTAGACGACATTCTTTTCCCCTTTTTTTATTTTGATTAGTTTGTTTAAATACCATCGTGCTTTTTCTAGATCTTCTACGCCATTCTTGTATGGGTATCTACAAAGATACTTCATGATGTTTCCTTGTAAATAAAATTCAAATCCATCTCCAGTTACAGAACTTATCATATCTATAGTTTCTATATTGGTTGCGTTATAATGTGGTGGATGGTCAACCATATTATTCATATCCTCTTCTTTCAATCTCTTTAACATATAATCATAGTACCCTATCAATGTTTGTTACCAAAATCAACTTTAATTACGTTATCTTTATACTTTATATTTTCACCGTTTTCATCTTTTATCTCACCGAACATTCTTCTGCTTGTATAATTAAAGGCAAGCTCTGACATACCAAAGTTAAATACTTCTTCACTTTTACCAGTAAGTATCCCTACAAGACCCTCATGTATAATTGATCCAACACTGTGATCCGTTTCGTTTTCATACTTGTTGCCAGTTGTATCATATGCGTGCATTTTGAATTTATCATCGCCTACATCAGTGAGTATGATGTAATAATGACCTTTTTTTAAATCCATTTTCTTTACAAATTCTCTTATCTCATCTTCATCCATTTTTAAACCACTCCACAGGTATTGACTTCTCTGCCCATCTGAAATCATGCTTGAGACACCAGTCAGCATAGGTTGTTTTACTGCCTTTGTAAATTTTATTACGTGCGTTCATAAAAACAAATCGTATATCAAGATCTTTGTGTTGTTGCTTGACCAAAGCCATTTTCACTCTGTCTGCCTTATCTAGGTGACCTTTCGCTTCTATGTAGATATCACTCTCGACTAGATAGAAATCAGGTGTGTAAGTTCTTGGCTTCGGCACATACAAAAACTTCTTGGACTCATACTCAAACTTGACTTTATTATCAGCCAAACCTTTTGCAAGTTGCAACTCGAACCGTGATCTAAATCGTAATCGTTTCATAGTGGCATCCTCAATCCTAACGACTGTATCCGTTTGTTCACGTACCCTGCCAGTTTGGGGGATTGTTTTTCTATTGTAATAAGTTCGTTTGTTAATTGGAATATCGGCAGGCATATCACTTTGCCTTGATTAGTAACGTATCGTATTGTTTGAAATTCATTTTCTACTTTCATTATATCTCGTTGTTCAGTGAGAGAGGTGAGAGTTCCATTGTCTGAAAAGTTTTCACGAAGAGTAAGGGGAATACCTCTTTCATGTTGACGTAAAAAAACAATATCTCTCCCACCCCCAGTCTCCACATGGGAGTCTATATAAACGTGGTACAAGTCCTCGTTTAATTCCATAAGATCTCTTTTATATTCACGAACATAAATAATTGACATTACAATGCTTTCTTCTTCAACTTAGAATACCACACTTGTGGTGGCTGTTTAGCCTTTGATGTTACCTTATCGTGTAATACTGCATCTTTCCAACAGTGTGCCTTAAAACTACACATAGTACAAGGCTTGGGTAATACTTTATTTCCAGTCCTTACCTCTTGTCCATCTAGCTTGTATGTTTCAAACACATCCTTAAATGGTACTTTGAACTCTAATGACTCATCGGTCAATACTTTAATTCTTTTCTTAGCATCAGCTAAATATTCTTTTCTGTCATCTCCCTGCCACTCAGGTGCTTCAACAACAGCAACTTCGCCACTTGATTTGTTTATAACTATCCACCCACCAAACGGCAATCCAGTTGCTTCTCCGTACAGATGACCTTGCATTATGTATCCAAATGGATCATCTTCTTTAATCTTTTCATATCCACCGTAACCAGTGTATTTAAATTTGTATGCCCACTCACTTGCAGACTTTATATCCCAAACTTTCTCTTGTCCAAACTCATCACGTATAATTAAATCCAACGTGCCACTTACATCTGTTTCATCTATTGTGAGTTTGACTGCTTTCTGTTTAGCCACGATATCAACCCCTGCCTGCTCAAGCACAAGCACTGCTATAGACTCTACTATATCTCCAAATAGAAATCTGAATAAAAGGTTGTAAGGTGTTTCTTGTTCGATACCACGTTTCTCAAGTAGTTGTTGACAGACTGGTCTGCCTAAACCTGACATACGTATCTTATAACTTTTCTCTTTGTTTAGCTGTACAGTCACAGCATCTTTGCACGAATTGGCAAAGTCCAAAACGGCTTCAGGGGGAAGAGTTACTTCCCCCCTACTAGCACGTTCCATATAGTCTTGGATTTTAAACTGGAGTAGCATTGAAATCGTTCGCTAAATTATCATCTGCTTCTACGATTTGTAGTTTAGATGAATCTCTGTTTTGCTCAAGAACAGACTGGTTGGCTGCCTTGACAGTATCAGCAAACTTTTTCATTAACTCCTTATCTTCGTTTGAGATATCAGTTTCGCTTTTGAGAGTTGGCACTGGTGTCCAGTATGTTACCGATCCTCTCTTCTGCTTAGCCGTAGCCATGTTGATCCAACATTTCTGCATGATCTTCTTTTGTTTGGTTAGGCTTTCAATAAAATTCTTCATTGGCACGAACCCTGACTTCTTGAAGTAAGCGACTACTGGGTGGCTTTCAATCTTGACTGGTTCTTTATTGGCTTTCGTAAAATCGCCACTAATTACACAATACAAAACTTGATTGCACACTGCAGTACGTGATCTTAACTTAATTGGATCATCATCACTTAGTTTCTCTTCCTCTTGTGCAGATAGACGACCACACTTGTTGCCACCCTCTGTATCAGGAAAGTCACCTGACATGGTAGGCTTCTGTACAGACTTGCAGGAAAAGTTTCCTAGCTCCTGATCAAAAACACTCCACTCATAAGTTCGTAATATTGGTCTAATTAAAACTGTTTTGGCGTAGACCATTTCGCCTTCATACATCATTTTCCAATCGCCACGAGTAAGTGTCTGACCATCTTCAGTTTCTACATCGTAGTTTATGTTTAGTCTTGATAAACCTTGATTAGACTTTGACGTGGTTGATTGACCAGTCAAGTTCATCAAAGATTCTATATCATCATTACTGAAAGATCCAACAATGTTATCAATTTCAGTATTCATAGTTTGTACGTTTGTGTCCATAAAATTTATCCTTTTCTATTTAAATTAAGGTTAACGTAATCAGAGGTTACAAACTTACTTCAGATAAGTCAAGCCAATTATTTCCTATTTTTAATTCTATACCGACTGGCATGTCATATTCTATGCCATACCTACGTTTCGTCTCACTTGGCAAACACAACATAGCTTCAGAAAGTGCCTTGATACACTGCTCTTCTTCACTCGGATGCACATCAAGAACGATGGAATCATGTACTGTGTTGCATATAACTGATTTCATTTCTTGCTTTCTCATCAGTCTATCTAGCCTTACCAACGCAATAGGCAATAGATCAGCCGTAGCGAACCCCTGAACAGGGTAATTACATATAGCAGTACGATTGGTAGCTGAACCCCATTCTGTCCACCTAGCGTCAGGAAACGAGTATTCTCGACCAGATGGCAATTTAACGAGTTTTGTAGTTACGGCTTCTTTCTCTAATTGTTTGTGCCACTCACTGACTTGTTCGTACTTTTCTTTGAACCTTTGATAGTATTGTTGCTGACTACGTGTGCCACTTACACCACCGTACAACGGTTTGAATGTATGTGCTTTGGCTTCTTGTCTAGAGCAACCTATGATGGATGCTGTATAGCTGTGGACATCTGTACCTTTTTCTACATCATCGTACACTTGTTTATCTTTTGCAAGAAACCCTGCTACCCTGAACTCTAACTGTGAGTAATCGCCTTCAAGTATTTTACCACCATCAAACCTACTTTCAACAACTTTACGTATAGCAAACGTTGAACCACGTGGCATGTTTTGGAAGTTAGGATTACGACTAGATAGTCTACCAGTTGCAGTTACACATTGCATGAACTCAGGATGAATAAAACTATCATCGTCTACATTGTTTTTCATGCCCTCGACAAACGTAGATAGATAGGTACGCAAAGCATTGTATCGTACATACGCTTCACAGAACTCACGTGCATTACCGTCTAGTTCAGATAGCCTATCTTCGAGGGTTACCTTGTCTGTCTTGAAACCTGCAGATGCAGTATCTCTGACTGTACGTGGTATAAGCTTGAACCCTGCTACCTCTCCAGTAGATGTGTAGACTACGCCCTTGCCTATACAATCCTTGCATATACGCTTGGCTTTACCAATGCTGCCGTCTTTCTTCAGTGGTGTTACTCTCCCTGATCCGTTGCACGGCTGACATTGACGACCGATAGTTTTGTACACAATGTCAGTCATTTGTCTGACCGACCGTACAAAGTCTGTGTTCTTCATACGAGTTCGCATCTTTGGCTTGATTGTGTTGCCACGCATCTCGTGTCCAAGATTGAATGTCATTGACCACAACGCTTTGTCTTTTACTTTGCGAGAGTAAAGCAACATGCTTTTGTCGTCAGGACTAGCTAAGTTGATAGGTGTATCGCCCATAGCTTCTTTTGCCAGTTCGTTCAGTCTGTTCTCCAAGACGTGCATTTCATTTTCGTATTCTTTTTCTATTTGGTCTAAGGTATCTAGGTTAATCTTCAATCCGTTGTGTTCTATCCTAGATAGCACATCAGTCATTTCAAATGACAGTTTCAGTGTCTGTTTCATATAGTTCCTCAAATGTTAAGCCAAAGGCTTCTAGTTGTTTTACTGCAACCTCTTCTGTTGCAATCACGTCTGCTATTCCGTACTCTTCTACTATCTCTGCAGGAATGTCGAAGAACGTTTTCCCCTCTTTAAGATACGGTGTAACCAAGTCCGTTTCTTTTTGGGTAACGTTATAGCGTTTTGCAAGAGCATCAAGTGCCAAAGACCAACGCCTTCCTTTCGACCGAAGATATTCTGCAACCATCGTATCATATATCACTCCATCATATTTAAATCCACATGCACGCAACCACATGATGTCAAACTTTATGTTTTGTCCGACAAGCACATCAGTCTTGTCCAAATCATTTTGTATTTTATTTACGGTTTCTGAATTGTACCACGTGTCTTTATCTTTGTGGTAGAAAAATTCATAGTTAACATCTTGGTTTAACAACCACTTCCAACCTATTGATACCAAACGGTTATTGAAGTAGGGCAAAGCAGTAGTGCCACCACCTTGTCTGTCTTTGTGAGTAGTTTCTACATCTAAAGTTAACACGTTCATTAGTAGTAAACTCCTCTTGCGATATCTATTTGGGCATTGATCATACCATGCCACCCATTGATTTTATTTTTAGATATACAGATATGTCTGACCACGTTATCCACTTCACTTGAACCAGTCTTGCCTATGCCAATTATTATGTCGGCTTCTCCTGCCTTGCCAGTCTTTGAGTTGTCTAGCATGGCGTAGTCAATGAACTGTCTGTCGTGAGCATCATAACTAGCTTGGCTTACTGCCCAAACAAGACATGTGTTACGCTTAGCTATCTCTCTTGCAGATACATAAGTTTCCTTGAGACGCTCATCTCCACGATTGTATTCGCCTTTTATTCTGAACTTATCTAGCTGATCACAAAACATTATGTCAGGTTTGTTTAGCTTAGCATACTCGTCTACCTCTTCTATGGATGTTCCTACTGAATCCATGATAGTCAGGTATGGTTCTATCTCTCGTTTGTACACCTCAAGCAATTCAAACCGTTGTGCCACCATATCTTCTTTTGTCAGTTCAAAGTATGACTGTATTATTCTTAATTTTATTCGTGCAGCAGGTTCTTCATTTGCCCAATACACCACTTGAAAACCCTGCTTTATGTAAGATGATGCAAGAAAGCAACAAAACGTTGTCTTACCCACTTCAGGTCTTGCAAACAAGATACCTAAGTTGCCACGATCTAAACCTTTGATGTTCTCATTTATTAAGTTGAATGTGAATGGAAAATCATTATCGCCTGCCACCTCTGTCAGTAGTTCATTTAGATCTTTGTCAACCACAGTATAAGTTGTCTTGTCACCTATCCTGCCGTCATCTACACTTTCGATCAGCTTCTTTAACTCACCGAACTCATCACTGTCACCAGTGAATATGTCTAAGGCTTTCTCGCCTATCTGTCTAGCTTTGTCACGTAACCACAGATTGTTTACAATGTCAGTATGTAACTCATCACTTTCTTTTGGTGCAACGAGTTGTTCAACCATCTCTTGTACACGCTTACGTGCAGAGTCAGGCATGGCAGGATTACGATCATTAAATATTGTTGATAGTTCACTCACAGATAGACTACGATTGTACTTGGTATGTGAATAGACTATCGTGTCGAATATATCTTTTAGTTCATTGTCGAACATAGTCCGATCAATTTTATTTTTTACTTTGTTGAAGAAGTCAACGTTGAGACAGAAACCTAATACTTGTCTGTCAATCGATATAACGCCTGATGAACTCATTTCTTTCCCCTCTTTCCATATCTTTTAAATCTTTGTTCAAAACAATTAATTTAGTTGGAACATAGTTCCGTAGTTTTCTCATCATAATGTATGCCTTAGATGTTGCATCTTTGTCAAGAGCAACAAATACTTTTTTATAATTTTTTATTACATCAATGTGTTCATCGAGTAATGTTGTTCCCATCAATGCCAATCCGAAAACGCTGTCACTAACACAGCAAGCACTAGGGCAATCTTCGACAATAAATAAGTCCAGTCTATCCCTGCCACATACGTAAGGGTATTTGCTTCTTCCATATCTTCTCCATTTTGGTTTCCTTCCATTTAAACTTCTACCAGTTGCATCAACGATCTTGTTATTGTGTTTAACTAGATAGACTACTCTCTCTTGTTGAAAGTCGTATCGTATGTCTGCTAATCCATTTAGGTAAGCATCATACGATCCAACTCTCTTGACATATGCTTCAGCTTCTTTGCTACGTGAAAGCGAAACAAACGTATCTGGAACGACAAACTCTGTGTCGCTTGTCTGTTTAGTAAAGCGTTCCTTAAATGCAACCTTTGAGTTCTCTTTTGTAAGTTGCACTCCAGTTGAACCTTTTGTGTGGCAATCAGCGTGAAAGCAGTACCACAATCTTTCAAATCCTGTATCTGTTACACTAAAGGTGTTATGCCTATGACACATAGGGCAATCACCCCTATAACGCCCATAAGATACAACATGTAAGTTTCCCACATAGTTCCTTATCCATTCCATTTCTGAACCCTTACTACACAATAAAAATACTGTCAAACAAAAAAATAATTTGACGTAATTTTAAATCCGTGATATGTGTGTGAAACCCTTTGGGAGATACGCTATGCCTAGACCAAATAAATTATTTAAAGAAACAATGTCATACAATTTGACAATAGAAAAAAAAGATTACGAGGAGCTAAAAAACTTCTCGACAAAAGAAACAAACACGTTTAACATGCAAGTAAGTATTGCAGATCTTATTCGTACATCTGTTAAACTTTACATAGAGGATTTACGTAAAGAATATGAAACAAGAGAAAGAGACAAAGACTGACATAACACAACGTAGCGATGGCATGTGGATTGTCGATGCGAAATTGTCAGCAGTAAGAATAGGATTACAAGATAAAGAATTTGTCAAGCGAGGACACAATCTAGACTACAGATTATGGATTACGTGTTTTGTCGCTAAGTCAAAGAAGGCTTGTGTTGATTGGTTAAGAGACAATATGGTTATGCTAGATAAGCGAAGTCAGAAGTACTCTGTCAATGTCAAACAACATAAGGAAAGCATCGGTTAGTTTTTTCCTTTCGATTAACTGGTGCTTTCAAAGCTATGTTTTCTCCTTAATGCTAGAGGGGAGTGACCGTAAAAAGTCACTCCTCTTTTTTTTTGTTGACAGATGTTTTTAGTTAGTTGTATAAGTTTCCCTGAGTAATTTATTTATGAAAGGAAAACGAATGAACTTAATTGAATTAGATAAGCAAATTAAAAAGCATAAAATTATATCTGCATTTAAAGATGGCGTAACAGATGCCGTTGTTCATGGTCAAAAGAATGATGAACAATCACATCACTACTATAAACAAGGTTATGATTTTGGCTTGTTTATTTATAATGAATTGAACATACAAGGTGCTTGTTTTATAGAAGGGAACGGGGAATGAATTGGCTTAATTTATGTAGTGGTGGCGAGATAGGTCGCCAAGCAGTAAAAGAACTAGGACTACCAGTAACTAACTGGTTTAGCTCTGAGATAGATAAGTTTGCTATCAAGGTAGCTCAAGACAATCACAAAGACATAATGCACATAGGTGACATAAGAAATGTTATCGAAGTGACAAAAAACTTACCTATTGATGTTATTCTGTGTGGATCACCTTGTCAGGGATTTTCTGTAGCAGGAAAAGGCTTGAACTTTGAACACCCTCAATCGAAGTTGTTCTTTGAGTTTGTCAAGATATATAAATATCACTATGAACGTTTTAAACATTGCAAATTACTTTTTGAAAACGTACGAATGAAAAAAGAATGGCAAGATATCATTCTGAATACGTTGCAAGAGATTAATCCTAATTTGAAATTGTACATAATCAATTCATCTATTGTGTCTGCACAGAATAGAGTACGTATGTATATAACTGATTTTGAATTTGACATACCTGATGACAAGGGAATTAAACTCAAAGATATAATCGAGTGTGGTTGTGTAGACAGAGAAAAGTCATACTGTCTAGATGCTAACTATTGGAAAGGTGGCAACTTGCGAACTTACTTTGAGAAGTCACGTAGACAGTTGGTATTCAAAGATGGTTGTCAGCAAGTTGGAGTAGCTGATCTGAATGGACATGACATACTAAAGCGTGTCTATTCTGTCGAGGGAAAGTCACCTACATTGAATACTTGTGGTGGTGGCAATCGTGAACCCAAAATACTTTGCAAGTCTGCTTCTGTAAAAGGTAGACGTATTGATCAAGATGGAGTACGAAAGGATAACGATAAGTCTATTCCACTTGTACAGACACTTGAAGTTTACGATAACGACAAGTCACGGTGTCTATCTACAGTAGACAAAGATGCAGTAGTTTCGCCATTACCAGTTGGTCGCTATCCACATGCTTATACAGATAGTGCTTTACAATGGCGTAAACTTACTGTAAGGGAATGTTGTAGGTTACAAACGTTACCTGATGATTATTGTAAGTCTGTGAGTAATAGTCAGGGTTACAAGATACTTGGGAACGGTTGGACTAACGAAGTCATTAAGTTTATATTGAAAGGAAAACAACATGGCAATGATCGAACCAATTAGTCTAGATAAGCATCTTGTAGATTGTGTATCTGAATACAAAAAGATACGCCAGTTACAATATGATTGTGAATGGAATGGACAAACTGAACAAGCTAGTCTATACAGAAATCAAAGTGTACGCCTAAAGAAGTTAATTAAAGATGGCGTGCTTTATCAACCAAAGTTCTAATGAAAGGAAATAGAATGACTAGATACTTTTCGGAAAACCACCAAAGGTTTTTAAATATAGCAAACATGACAGATCAACATGTCAGGAATGCCTTTGTCAAAATGTGTAAGAACAACAAGGATATAGTTTACCAAGATACACGCTATGCTCAAGAGCAAGAAAATCGAGCAGAACGATTACAAGATAAAGTGATCGAACTCAAGAAAGATAACGATTTATTGAAACAAGCTTGTTTAAGAGCTAAAAAGGATAACATTAGTTTAAAAGAAGAAAACCAAAGATTGTCAAGTTGCTACAAGATAGGAGAAGTGCTTTCTGAACGAGACAAAAAAGATTCCAAGATGGATATTGATGCAAAGGATAGACGTATAGCCTATCTAGAAAAGCTTCTTCAAGCCAAGAACTATGTATTTTCTGATATACCAAACACACCTGAGAATATGAAGATGATCAAGCTACTTAAGAAACATGTCAACAAAGATATGTACAGAGTGAGATGGAGAGGTCAATATCTTGTCGATGGGGAAGATTGGAGAAAATATACTGATGGTCAACCTTTGTCAAAGTCCAAATGTATTCGTGTCTATATAGATAACTTGTCAGCGTATGGAAGTACAGAGGGATTCAATCTAGATGAGATAGGGATTATTCTAGATGGATTACATAAAGTCAGCGAACAAAGTGAAGAGTTTATAAGGAGCTTTGATATTGAGGGCGAAAACGATGAAGATGTCAATGCTGAAAAGTTGTCACTTCAAAAGACACAAGTGCTTAGAGATTACTTTGAAGAGATGAAGTTTCACATAGAAGAATGTCAACAGAAAATGTCGGAGATAGAATAATGTCACACCCAATGAATGACAAAGTGTTCGACACTATAAATGACAAATGGTTTATGTTGGCTCTAGATGAATTTAAAGATTGGCTAAAAACACATAGGGAAACTGATGAAATTGCTGATAGAGTCTATCTAGGCTTAGACTATCTAGAAGAAAAATGGAAACAAGAAAAGCTTGACAGTTATCCATACGTTTAGTAACACTCTATCTGAACAGACAGAAAAGGAGAAATCATGTCTAATACAGATAGAATACGAGCTTACTACAATCTGCACAAAAAGTGCTTCTCTGTACAAGATTACAAAACTGGTTTGGTTATTGAGCATACTGATAAGTTGTTCGTAACCAATGCCATGTTTGTTGTCAGGAAATCAGGCAACGAAAGAGTAAAGCAAGAGGGCAAGAAGAATGTCCATGCTTTTGTTAATGGTATTCGCCAACCTAAATGGATTACACCACATTTGAGTTATCAAGAAGTAAAGTACAATCCACATACAATGGATTACTTCAAGTACAAAAGAGTTATGACTACTTGTGATAATCTATGGCTTGAGGTAGATAGACATTGGATCGGTAACGTTTGGCTTTTCATGGTAGACAATCGACCATGTATTTATGCAGACATTGACAAACTAAGCGACACTAACAATGGCAAATCAAACGACACTAAAGGAGAACCACTTATGGTGATTAAAGATGATCATTGCATCAAAAGATATTATGATGGTGGTGGTTTTTCGATGGAGTTTTTAGCAAAGAAAAGAAAGCAAATAGAAAATAAAAAGAAACTTCTTGCAATCTAATCTAGATAGTTTAGAAAAGTAATTAAGTTCAATTTTAATAAATTATGAAAGGAAACAAAAATGAACTATATAGATAATATAACTCTAGCTAACGGCTTCAATCATGAAGTAAAGACACATAGAAATTATACTGATGTAAGTTTTTATGAAGATAATTCCAAAATAACTAAAGTTGATCTTCAAGCTTTAATTCCAGTTGGAATAAAAACCAACCATGATTATGGAGAAGTTTTGGAAACTAAAAAGCTTGATGGATATTTTGGTTTGTACAATTCTAGTCTAGATAAGTTATTAAAAACTCGACCAGTTAGCGATACTTATCAGCTTGTTGCTCATCATGAATTATTTGCTGAACAAGCTAAAATACTTGGTCAATCTGATTTACCTTTAGAAAATATTACTGTTAAAGATCAGCTTTATAAAGATGGTTTGCAAGCTCATAGAACAATTTTTTTTCATGATCTTGAAACAACAGTAAGCAACAATAAAGATAAGGTTTTATCTAGAATAGATATCTTTAATAGTTGTGATATGTCTTGGAGCTTTCAAGTTTTCTCAGGTGCATATCGTGATCTATGTAGAAATACTTTAGTTTTTGGTGGGCAAAAAGCTTATCATCAACAAGCTAAGCATACTAGAAACTTATCTACTACTGCTCTTATGACTAAGGCAAGTATTGGTTTGGAGTTTTGGAATAATCAAAAAGATACTATGTTAAATTGGCGTGCAAAGGATATGAGTTTGGAGCAGTTTGGACAGATTTTAAAACAAACTATCTGTAAAAAGAAATCCAAATCAGCAGAGCTTAATTTAACCAATCCAGTTAATGAAACTAAGCTTAATTATTTATTGGATAGGTTTGAAAAAGAAACGCCTGATCTAGGGAAAACTATGTGGGCAGGATATAATGCCTTAACACATTGGGCAACTCATACTGATGAAACTATCGAGAAAGAAATCGATAATAAATTAGTTAAGATTAGATCAGGTAAATCTACTGCAGATAAACCAAGCGTTCAAAGAACAAGAAATGATGAAGTAAGAAACGTTATTGAATGTGATGCTTGGAAAGAGTTGGAGATCGCTTAAAGTGAATGACGGTTTAGAACTCGCTTATGTTATATACAGAACAGTTGTTGTTATACTGTTCTGTTTAATTATTTATGCAATTATTCAATGGTAAAGAAAGGAAACATTATGACTATTGATAAATCTAAGCTTCAAATTTGTTGCATTTGTAACAAGACTATTGAACCAAAATATCTTGGTAAAGATAGAGAAGATAATCATGTTTATTGGTACGAGGGTAACAATGCTGAACCAATCCATAACGGCAGATGTTGTGATCCATGTAACCAAATTGTTGTTGCTGATCGTATCGCTTCAATTCAAATTCAAACTTGGGAGAATAAACAATGAATACATTGACAAACATTGACGCTACTATTGACGCTATAAAAGAAGTGTCAAGTAATGCACTTTTAAAACATGGTTTTAGTAGATCAAGACAAAGAATATTTGATCTATCAAAAACACTTGATCAAGCTTGGCAGAACTACAAGGTTGTACATGGCAAGACATACTACAAAGAGCTTGTACTATTTGTTATTCAAAGATCGACAAATGGCTTACGCTATAACACCATAGCAAGAAGATCAGGATTAAAAAAAGTTTTAGTCCATGATTGTTTAACTGAATTATTAAGAGAACAATTGATTTATAAAAACTTGAATGGAAAAAAGCTTTTATATTGTGCTAAGAAAAAATAACTTGCATTAAATAAAAAAATAAATTTATAATTAGGCTAGGTTAGAAATTAATCTAGCCTTTTTTAAATGTGAAAGGAATTCCAACAATGGAAACAAGAACATATTTTATAAAAAGTGAATACGACTTTAATAAAAAAGCAATGAAACAAACCAACAATTGCGAACTAACTATTCAATTTAAAATAATGGATAGTTGCACAATGGTTGAACTTGTTGGGCGTTATAATGGTCGCACTAGTGAAGAGTTCAAGCATCAAATTATCTGTCATAAAGATCAGATGCTTAAGATTTTACCTAATGTTAATGATCAAGTTGACAATGTTGATCAGCCTTTTAATAAGGATAGAGTTTTAATTGATCAAAATATAGGTGTTATATTTGAAGAGGAAGAAACCAAAAAAGCACTTTATCAATTAGGCTTGCATGGTCAATTAGATCTAGAAGATGCAATTGCAGAAAAGAAAGGAAACTAACATGGCTTACTTTTTTGAGTGTAACGAATGCAATTATAAAGAACATTTTAACGATCAGTTTAATATACCAAGTAAAGCTTTAGAGGGTAAGTTAAACGATTATGAAAGTGTTATTTGTTCTAGTTGTGTAACGAATAAAGTAAGATTAAAAGGTAACTATATTATTATCGAGAAAGGAAACAAATAAATGACTTTGGATAAAAACAGAGATAATAAAAGTTTATATCCTACTGATTATGTTTTGGTTGAAGTTGAGAGCCAAAAACCAATCGAGGGATATAATATTATTAATCATTATACTTCAGTTATTGACGAATATAATTTAATGTTAAGTAAAAATAAGTTGGAATATATCCCAATGACTAG